CCAGCGCCGCACGCGGCACGGCCTCGATGCAAGTCACCCCGTGTCGCCGGCACAGGTCGCTCAGTGCCTCGGCTCGCTCGACCCGGAGCGCCTCGGCGCAGGCGGGGCAGATGCGGTCGGCGGTTGTCTCGCAGCCGCAGGAGCGACATGCGATCGTCTCGCGGTCGGCGCGGCCCGGGAGCCCTGCTTCACGGCCGGTGTGCTCCGTGGCCGCAACTGTTATGCTCTCAAAAACCGTACTTGCCTTGCCGGTTCCCGCCCCCGGTTTGCAGGCGGTGGCGCAGGGGCCGGCACAATTCTCGTGGTCTAACATAGTTTCACACACTCCAGGCCGAGATAGTTTCGGAGGGCCTGGCGCACCAGGTCCGCCTCACTGATCCCGGCGGTCGAGGCGGCGTCGGTGAATTTTTCTGCGAGATCGCCGGTCAATACGGCCTGTGCGACCTTGCGGGGCTCTCGTGCTACCATTTGCCTCACATACATTACTATGATGTATTGATATATATAGTTTACATTAAACTACATTAAAACAGGAGAGGTGAAGGAGTGCACCACTTATATTAGACTGAATTAATTTAATATAGAATAACGTGCACGATACTATACCATGACCGATGAGGATCAGACGATGCAGATCTGCGCATACGTTCCCGTTGTACTGTCGCAGGCATTAGACCGCGTCGCAAAACGGAAAGGATTAGCTCGCGCCCGCGCAATCGAGCAGGCAGTCGATGAGTATGTCCGCCGGGAAACGCCCTTCGCGTGTCCTGGATGTAAGAGTATCGTGGCGACCAAGATGCGGTTCTGCCACAACTGCGGCCGCCCCCTCACCGAGGAAGATGCGCAAGAGATGGAATTTTTCGTTGAGCGGGTGAGAGGGGGGAGGAGCAAATAGGTAAGGCGATCACGCCCCCTCAACTATCTCAGCCCGCCCCTCTTTTACCCATTCGACGTATTTTGCGTGTTCGGCAGGGTACTGCTTTTCCATTGCGTCGTAGACGGCTCGCGCAATCTGTACCTTCTGTTCTGTCATCTGAGCCATAATGTAAATTACATTATCCTAATATATATAGATGTTTGGTGCGCGGGGCGTGAAAGTGTTTAAAGATGGAAATTATCCTTAATCTGCTTTCCGCGATCGATAATCTGCCGCAATTCGGGGTCTCTCTCCCGGATGATCGCGAGCGCTGCGGCCATGTCGCTGATCGCCCTCTCCGTCAACCCATACCCGCACTCCGGGCAAAACCGCGTCGTCGGCCCGCAGATCGTAGCGCATTGTGGGCACTGGATCGGGGAGACGCGCGGCGCGGGCTTGCTCTCCGGGTCCTCGATACCTGAGATGCGGAGGATCTCGCGGTCGGTATCTGTGTTGACGAGGTGCGCGTAGGCGGCGAGCATCCCCGACGAGATCGAGCCCCACATCATCATTTTAACCACGCTTTCCGGGACGCCTTGCTGGAGCAGGTGCGTAATCCGGCTGTGTCGGAACAGGTGCAGTCCGCCGCTTTTCTTGATCCCCGCCCGCGCGATGTTGCGCCGGACGATCGCGCGGAGCGTGGTATACGAGAGCGGTCGGTGGTCTTTCGAGAGGAAGACGAGGGCCGTCCCCTCCGGCGCGCCGGGGTTGCCAGAAAGAGGATTGGGGGTCGGGCATAGAAGAGAATTGGGGAGGGGAGTATATATAGGATTATGCTGGCCACGCCCCCGCCGGGAATATGAGGGGGGCCTCATCTGCGACACCGATTTTACAATTAGATAATGTGCCATCTCCCCCTGTAAGCGTAATAGATATACTATCTCCACCCGTGATGGGATACACTCCGCTAACTGTCTCAGTAGACTGGATCCGTTTAGAATAGACCACATTGCCTGCTATCGATATTTGGAGCGTGGGGAATCTCCCATACGAAAAGTTGACGGTCGCACTAATCCACGCTGTTCCATGCATGTACGCTGACGGGACGGTCACCGTCTGCGATCCCGATTTTGGCCCCCACCGTATCTGCGTCTCCGATGCGACCGGGCGGATTCGCACAGACTCAATATACCCCATATTCGTGATACTTTTTCCATTCCAATTTTTATCAGCATCAATCGCGATCTGCGAGATCCCAAATCCCCCGATCTTTGCCGCGATCTCCGCGTCCACATATCCCTTCCGCGCCGCGTCCGTCGCCGCGCTCGGCACCGGCAGCCCCGTCAGCGCCTTGCCCTGCATATCCACCGCGCCGACCACCTCCAGCTGCGACGACGGCACATAGGCCGGCGCAGCCACCCCGCACAGGCTCGCATTGCCGCGCTCGTCAGTGATCTTGGCGGACAGGATCGACGTCGCTCCCGCCTCCACCCGGACCTGCGCGAGGGAGAGTTCCCAGATCTCGGCCGTCCGGGTCAGGGCCGGTGGGGCGGGTCCCGGGGCAGCGGTCCCGGGCTTAACAACGATATCGATCGTCCGTCCCGGGGAGGCGTTCAGCCGCACCACCACCCGATCGATCCGGGGGTAGGTCGCATGAGCCGCCGGCACCGACAGCGTCAGCGCCGCATCGTTCTCGCAGAACCGGCCCTGGACCATCGCGGTCCCGGTCCCGACCCGCACCGACATCGCCGGCGGGTCCGTCACCGTGACGGCCATCTCGTCCCCGTCGCCGTGGACGATACCGTCCCGGATATGCTTGCTCAGAATCCTGCTCAGGAGCGCCGCCGAATACACCCGGTCAGGGTTCTGCAGGTCGCTCACATCGAAAATCCCGTAATTCAGTGTCATCGTCTCATCTCCACGTTCTGCTTGCTCACGGTCCGGAGCAGGCTGATTAAGTCCGGCCACTCCTTCCCGAGCCCGAGCACAATCCGCCCGGATGGATACTGTTCGGTCACGGCGACGATCCGGGCCTGCATCGTGCAGACGCCCGGATACTCGGCGCTCACGATATCGCCGAGGTCAAAGTCGATCCCGTACCGGTAGGTCGGGGTCGGGAGGTACTCGACCTCAAGGGACGTCGTCTCGCCCCGGTCCGCGAGGTGCTCCTCGCCCCGGGCCATCAGCGTATCGGTCGTCTCGCAGTCCCGGGCGTCCACGTAGACCTCGCGCCGGTCCCACCCGGTCGCCGTCCCGACCTGGACGATCTCCCGGAGTTCGGCTTCCCCCTGCCCGGCCACGATCGCCAGGGTCGGGGCGTCCGAGAGGCAGGCCCGGTAGCCGGCGATCAGGCAGTTGCCGAGCCTCGGGGAGAGCAGGATCTCGGCGCTGCGGTCCGCCCCCTCGAGCACGTCGAAGAGGATCTCGTCTGTGTCGAACGAGTAGATCACGTCCCACCCGAGCCCGGTCTGGAGGGCGATGGATTCCAGGATCTCCGGCAGCGATTGGAACCGGGCCCGGACCTTCACCTTCCCCCCGCGCCCCTGGTCCACGAGCATCAGGTCGAGGCCTGGGATCGCCCTGTCAGGGTCGGTCGGATTAACCGCGTTTACCTCGACATAGTGCCGCATGGCCGTCTCCCCGACGACGTCGATCTGCTCGTCGTAGCCGGTGCCGGACGACGTGCCGTGCAGGCAGATCCGGTCTTGCAGGATCGCGCCGAGGTCCCGGCCCGCGACCGTCCACGACTCTGATATCTCCCCCTCGTCGGTCATCTGCCCTTCGATGCTCTCAATGATGCCGACCAGGTGCCGGCCCCGGCGCGGCAGGGAGATGAACCGGCCTTCCCGAAGTTCATCCGCGCCGGTAGCATACCGAGAGATCACGGCCTGCCAGGACCCCGGACTCCGCCAGCGCCGCGTCCACTCGATCGCCTCGTAGGCGTCGATCACAGCCTTGAGCACGAGCGTGCTCCCGGACCGCTCGTAGACCCGCAACGGCTCCGGTGGGGCGTCCTCGGCCGCGAGCGGCGGCCCGATCTCCATCTGGAAGTATCCAGCCGCCGGGAGTGTGGTACCGGTTCCGTCGCCCCAGAGCAGCCGGACCTGCACATTGTAGGTGCCCGGGTGCACAGTATCCTCCGGGCCGAACGCACAGAGGAGTTGCCCCGCTGCGGCGTCCTCGACGGTCATCGGCTGCCGAATTTGCCAGCCGGAGTATCGGGCATGTATGGCATACAGCGTCGCCGTCACGCCGGCGAGGGGGAGGGGATCGGCCCCCCGCGACAGGGTCAATCGGTAGAGGGGCCACGTCCCGGCCTGTGCGATGGTGATGTCGGTCATGCCAGCGAGTCCTCGATGACGAGTGAATAGTAGCCGGTCGTCGGCAGGATCAGAACCGAGCCGTTGCCGAACGTCACGATG